ATTCCATTGCCCCCTACGCCTTCCAAAGCCTTATTGATGGACTGTACATCTTGAAGTGAACCAAGTCCAAAACCATTAATGTCATTCATCTAAAAATCTCCTTTTAGTAGTTTATAACCAATTATTCAACAAGCCCAATTTTGCTTTTGATAGCATCAGGGATTCTACTGTAATCTCCAGTTGATTCAACCATAATTACCATGTTTTGATCAACACCCGGAGTACCACTCATTTGAAGATCAAGAAGCTTAGAGGCGACTTCTGATTTGCTCATTGTCTGTCCACCCTCAAGACCATCATTCTTTACACCCTTAATATCAGATCCTCTAAGAAGAGACTTTCTGATGTTCAACCCCTTAGACACATTAGTAAATGCCTTCTCAAGCTCTTCCACTCTCTCAAGCGTAGCAGCAACAGATTTAGCAAGTCCTGCCTCTACATATTCAGATTCTTGAGACTTGGAGATCACACCAGCATATTTCTCTTCAATAATACGAGAAACTTCAGCAACGGACTTATTTACAAGCTCAGAGAAAAATTCATCAACATCTAAGAATACATCACCAGACTCTTTTGACTTCTCTTCTTTTTCTTCAGGTTCATCCTTTTTTTCTTCATCCTTTTCCTCAGGCTCATCTTCACTGTGATCTTTTTCTAAATCAACAGTTTCAGACTTTTCGGCTGAAGTAGCAGTACCCGGATGATTTGGGCCTTGTCCACCACCTTCATGCTTCAACGCACCAGCATGTCCCTGTGGTGCTCTACCAGAAGGACCAGAAACACCCTTGATTTCATCTTCTTCAGGTCCACCATCCTTAAAATCGGCTCCACTACCAGCAGCCTTTCCTTGACCCGGAGTTTTCTGAGTCTTAGGATGCGTTCCAGAATTGGCAGCATTAGTCTCCTTTTGAGCTTCATCAGCCTTAGGAGCAGTAGAAAGAGTACGATTTGCAGCTTCTGCTACACCACCAGAATTGCTTCCAGAAGGACCATAACCCTTAGCTTTGTTAATAAGCTGATTAACTACATCTACGATATCGGTGTTTGACATTCTTGTTTCTCCTTCTAGTCACAAAGTAAATTAATGAGATTTTGGTACTTTTTAGTAAAAACTTCAACAAAATTAAATGTTTCTAAAAAAACATCAAAAAATGGCCTTTTTTACAGGTTTATCCTAACACTTCTGAATCCTTGATGATTCTGACAAACTCGGTCGAACCACCTGCCTTAACAATTAACTCAGCTATTTTATCTAGTAAAACATCACTTGCTTCTGGATGAATAGCCTTCATCAAGATTAAAAGATCTTCTTTTGATTTTCTTGCAGCCATATTGTAGGCATTTGATAATCTCTTTTCTAGCTCAGGATCGCTAGGATTACCAGTAACTACTTTTTTATTAGATCCCTCAAGGGATTCAACTTGTAAGGTGGGTGAGCCAGTATCTCCCGGTGAAACATGATGAGTCGCAGTAGTTAGTCCCGGAGATGACAGTGCTCCAAGGTCTTTAGCAAAAGACAAATCTTTTACTATATATCCTACTATTTCATCGTATGAAGGGGGTACAAAGGATTTTGATACTAGCTCAAAGGTGGCTTCCGTATTAACTGGAATGTGTGTGATAGCTACATTAGTAACTTTAGCTTTGACGATCTTTGATTTGTTAATTTCCGAACGTTGAACAACTTTACCTTCTATTGAAAATCCTAATCTCCTAGGATTACCTAACTCAGCCAACTCTTTCCCTAAAGCCCAAACATGGTTAGCCATTTCGTTATTCTTAAAAAGCATTCCTTTTGTAAAAAATCCAACATGATCAATCCGGGAATAAACAGGAATTCCTATGATAAATTCGGGTTTATTCGTATGCATCCAGTTAAGCCAACCCTGTTGATTATAATAGGAAATATCCAATCCAGACTTTATAATACTTTCACCATCTGAATCCCAAGCTGGAGTAGAAGCATAACCCTGAATGAATCTGCCAGATGCTTTAGAAACATCAAAGTTCTTATTGGTAAACTCTGACTTCTCTACTGGTCCCTCATTCAGTTCAATTTCGTTGATATAAAACTGAAATAAATCTTTTAGATTTTGTTCCATCAAAAATAATCCTTATGGGAAATTTTAATCTTACAATTACTATATTAGCGAGAATGTTCAGGTTTTTAGAAAGTTTCATTTATTTCATATTTTTTTGTACATGAAGCTAAAAGTGTGTTATTATAATCCAAGGGGCTTGATTTTTTAAGCTGAAATGTGAAATATCAAAAAACCAAATTCATTAAGCTTCAGTATGAAATCTCAAAAACCCTAAAGAAATCATTAATATATATATTGTAAGTACCATTCCAAGGAGAAAATTGTGTCAAACGAACAAAAAAAACAAGATGGTGAAGATATCAGAAATCTAAAAACCAGACTTGATTCTTTGACTAAAGCTATAGATGAAAATTCTGAAATTCAAGAAATTGTTCCTGAAGCATCCTTAATACAACAATATCAAGAAAATAACAATACCAGTTTAGTTCTTTTAGAAGAGGAAGAATTTTCTAATCTCACAGAACAAGTAGCAGCTTTACAATTTGCAGGAAAACAACAAACAGAAATTTGTACATTTCTTAGCATAAACGCCAAAGAGTTTAAGGCAGTAGTATTATCTGAACAATTTCAAGAAGTTAAAAGAAGATTAGCAGAAGATCAAAAAACTTATATTCTATCCAAATCCCTACAAAAAGTAGATAAAGCCTTCGATAAACTTGGAGATCTTATTAAATGTGCAGATGAAGATAAAACTTCATTAAATGCTATTGCCTTAGTTTTAGAACAGGCTAACAGGTTACTTGAAGATCAAAGAGGCAATTCTCCCAATACCCTATTCGGTGGAGCAATAAAGGAAGCCAACAAACAAGGTGATGAAGTTTCAGTTTCACTTGCTCACATCATAATGAAGAAACGAAAAGAAAGAGGTTTATTGGATTAAATGAAAGATTATAACTTTTCTGCTAAGGATTACTCTTACTCCTACGATATAAATAAAAAACTAAATAAAACCAAAAACTTATCTCAAATTGGAAGAAAAAACACTGGAACTGGACAAAATAAAACAGAAGCAAAGCTAGGACAAATTTTAGGCAATCAATTTAAGTATACAGGCAATGGAACCAAACTTATAGACGGTAAAGTACCTGATTTTGTTAATGAATCCGCAAAAGTCATTGTAGAAATGTACGGCAGATATTGGCACAGGAATGAAACCGTTCAAAAAACTGAAGAAAGAATAAAGCTTTTCAAATCACATGGTTATAATACTATCATTATATGGGAAAATGAAGTAGACACAAAGACAGTAAAGAAAAAGTTGGGAGACTTATGGTTGAACAAGATACTGAGCAATCAAAGCAAATTGAAGATGAAATAATAAAAAAATGTCTTTCGGATCATAGATACTTCATAGAAACATTTATAAGTATCAAGGACAAAAAGCGTCAAATTTCACCTTTTCTCTTCAATCCAATTCAGGACATGTTTTATAGAAGGTTCAAAGAATTTAATGCAAAAGGTATTAGAAATCATATCATTCTAAAACCTAGACAATTAGGATTTACCACTTTAATTTGTGCCATCTTCCTTGCCGAATGTATCTTTGTTCCTAATACTACCGCTGCAATCATTGCTCATGATACGGAATCCACCGCCAGAATCTTCGAAATCACCAAGCTTATGTATGACCTATTGCCTGATGAAATCCGTCCAGCCCTTAAATACTCCACCAAAAAAGAGTTGGTTTTCAAAGACCTACACTCAAAAATCTTCGTGGGAACAGCCGGTGCTGAAAATTTTGGTAGAGGAACCACCATTAATCTATTACACTGTTCAGAATACGCATTTTGGGATGATCCAGAAGAACTTATGCCATCTCTGTTGGGAACCTTAACTCCAGACGCAGTTGTAATCTACGAAACTACCGCTCATGGTTATAACCACTTCTATGATGAGTATAAGGCAGCAACAAAGATTGTTGATGAAACAACCCGTAGAATTAACAAAGTAGCTTTCCCTCATTTCTTTAGATGGTTTGATCATCCTGATTATCAATTTCCAATATCAGAAGAAGAAAAGGCTTATATTGTAGCCACTCTTTCAGAAGATGAAAAGAGAATGTTAAAGGTTCACAACTTAACACTAGAACAAATAACTTGGAGAAGATCACAACAGCATATATTGAAAGGTAAATTTGATCAAGAATATCCAGAGGATGATGCTACCTGCTTCGTTTCATCTGGTAAACCCTTCTATGATTCCAAAATTCTCAAATCAATTATTCTATGGAATGAAGAAAACAAGACATGGGATAAATTTAATGAGGATGGAGATGTTATACTAGAACATGGTTGGATCAAAAGGGAGATGAACAACCAGATCACTATCTATAAACAATTTGTTCCGGGAGAGACTTATATACTTTGCGTTGACCCCGCAGAAGGAAACCCGTCTTCAGACAATTCATCTGCCTATGTTTTAAGATTGAACAAAGATCCTATATTTGTAGAACAGTGTGCTGAGATTTCGGACACTATACCAATGCCTACTTTTTGGAGACTTATTTGGCATATGGCAGCAAAATTTAAGTTTCCAAGAATTGTTATTGAAAGGAACAATCACGGACAACTATTGAATTATTGGGCCGTTAATGGTTTTATGCAGGATCAAGTAAAAGTTTTAGATAAATATCCAAAAGTTTATTTTGGGAAAGACAACAAAGCAGGATTCTTAACATCAAGCTCTACAAGACCTCTTATCCTAGATAACTCTGCAGAAATGCTGAGAAATAACATGTATGTAATATATAGTAAAACATGGTTAGATCAAGCTTTAACCTTTGTTTACAATGCAAACGGAAGACCAGAGGCAGATCGGGGAAAGAAAGATGATAGCATTATAGCTGTAGCTGTAGGAACATTCCTACTTCTTCATGAAAAACAAACATCTGGCTTTACTTTCATTAATAAAAATGATTTTGGAGTAGCTGGTACAGGACCACAAGTTTCAGTGTATGATGAGAGCAGAACGCCACAAACTGGTCAAGCAGATCTTCATCCATTAGATACAAACATCACCTTGCCAGATACGGCAGAAATAGTTGATTGGAGTAAATTCTTATATTAATAGTCGTATTTCCAATAATTTATAAGTAAAGAGCTATTTTTAAGGAGAAATAAATGGCTAGACCAAAGAAAAACGCAAATTTGACTGAAAAATCAGAACTTCCATTTTCTTTTGTAGATTTGGAAACACAAGAGCCAATGGACAAAGCAATGAAAGTAGCTCTAGCAGGAGGTAAAGTTCTTGATAAACAAGACCCTTCTGAAAAAGCTCCTGTCACAAAATTCTATGATCCCCTCTTCGTTTTAGACTATCTTCAATTCAAAACAAAGAACGCTTCATGGGCATTATCTTATCAAATGCTCAGAAAAATGTCTTACAGAAATGGTGTAATAGCATCCATTATCAATACTAGAGTTAATCAAACTTCCCTTTTTGCCACTCCATACTTACAGCCTAATGATCGAATTGGCTTTATGATTATGCCTAAGACAAAAAAATATCAAAATTTATTCAAGCAAGCAGATCCAACTCACGCAATTACCAGTCTTACCACAGATGAAGTACATACAATGATAGAACTAACAGACTTCCTTAATAATTGTGGCAACTTAGAAACTAAAGCCTTAGATCCACAAAGAGATGACTTCGGAACATTCTTGAGAAAGATCGTAAGAGACTCTCTTACTTTTGATCAACTTTGCTTCGAAATTGTAAAAGATCCAAAAACTGGTAAACCTTCTTCGTTTTATGCCGTAGATTCTGGTACAATAAGATTAAGTGATCCAAAAACCAGAATTGAAAAGGGCATCTACTATGTGCAGTTTATCGATGGCAACCTTTATACAGCATATGCTTATGATGAGATGGCCTTTGCCGTTAGAAATCCCACCACAGATATTAAGGCGAATGGATACGGAATCTCAGAAATAGAAATGGCATTAAATTATATTGCTTCTCAGATATACGGAGAGGAATATAATAAAAAGTTCTTTACTCAGGGTTCAACCCCTAAAGGAATTTTGAATATTAAAGGATCTAACATCTCAACCGAAGATTTAGATGCTTTCCGTAGAGCTTGGCATGCACAACTAGTAGGAGTTGCCAACGCTTGGAAAACCCCAGTTCTTTCCAGCGAACAGGGAATTGAGTGGATCAATCTTGGCTCCTCTAACCGTGAAATGGAATTTGGTAAATGGCTTGAGTATCTAGTTAATATCATTTGCGGTGTTTACCAAATAGATCCATGCGAAATTAACTTCCCCAATAGAGGAGGAGTTTCTGGACAAAGCAAATCATTAAACGATTCCACATTACTTGAAAGAATTCAATTTTCTAAAGATAAAGGTCTTGTTCCGCTACTCAGATTCCTAGAAAAGACTATTAACAGATATCTCATAGAACCATTAACAGATGGGAAATTTGAATTTTCATTCTATGGATACACAGACGTAATTGAACAACAGAAGATTTCTCTTGAAAGACAAGAGGTTGAATATCGTAAGACCGTTAATGAAATTAGAGCCTCATATGGAGATCCTCCACTTGAATCTGGAGATATTATCCTAAATCCTGTTTATGCTCAGACACTTATGGCTGCTAAGGCTGCAGAACAAGAAGCACAAGCACAACAAGGGGAAGAAATGAACAATCCTCAGCAACAACAAGAGGATGAAGATGAAGAAGACAATATAGATGAGGATATGACACAAACCTATATCGCTGGTGAAGATTCCGGTGAAGACGATTCTGAAGGCAGCGATTATGGTCCGGGATATGCGAATTTAGGTTCACTGGCTCCATCAGGTGGAAGCCTCTAAAATAAAAATGCAATAAGAAGGGAATCATCATGCAACCTACAGGTAATCCACCAAACAACACAAAGCTTATATCCATCTTTTTTCCATTAAAACCATTAAGAAATAAGTTTAGTGATAGCTTTATCTCCATGAAAATCGCTGAATTTATTCCTAAATTGGCTCCATTCTCAGAAAAAGTCATTTTATACAAGATAGACAAAGAAAGATTCTATACTTATGATCTGAAAGAAGAAAAATTTGATAACAAGTTTGAAGTTGTGGACAATCAGACTTTAGTTGTTATATTTTCTGTAGACAAAAATGAAAACATTGATATTTCCAATATGTTTGAGGAAGATTTTCTTAAAAATGTTAATACAATTCGTGTTCATCGTAAAAGAATTGATCCACATCCAACCAAAGAAGTACAAAAACCCTCTTATATTTTCTTCACCATTAATTCTACTAAATTAGTAAATAGCCTAATTCCCATCATTCAAGAACCAGATCCAGAAAACAAGAGCAAAACCTTCTTTATTCTATCTGCCAACAATGCCAAAAGAGATATCAACCCTCTAGAGAGGTCTTTTTCAACAGAGAAACTTTGCAGAATGAACTATATTTCTACAATCAGTCTAAACGATAGTCTAAGTACTGAATGGGTTAAGTCTTTCAAAAAGAAGATAAATCTTCACATAAAAAATTAGTTTTTGCTTTTTTAGTTTTACCTGCATTTTATGGTATAATTAATCTATCACGCATAGGAGAAAAAAATGAAGATTACACCTGTAGAAACATTTGAGCAAACCTTCAAAGATCAAAAATCTTATACTCCCGCCACAAAATTCCAAAAATCAGTAGAGGAATTGTCTTTTAAGCTCAACCAGACTTATTTCCTCTATGTCTTACCAAAAATCGTTTCTTTTGACCTTGAAAACGATTCTTGTGTTGTAGATTACCCTTTTGAAAGAATTGCTACTCACTATGGCTTATTCAAGTTTATGTGGGAAGCAGCAAAAATGCACTCTCACAGAATTAATTGCAATTCAGATTGTCCTATTTGCAAATGGATGGCAGAAACCAGAACTCCTAAAGAAATTTTCAGAATAGCAATTGCAAACGGCTTCAATCTTGCTTATTCTATACATGACAATAAAATTAAATTAGCATGGTTTTCAGATGACCTCCATAGGATCTATCACAATAACCTTGGAGCTTTGATGAATAATAGCGAAAAGAAAATTGGTCTTATCGATGCCTTGAGCCACAGAGTCAAAGTTTATACAGGAGAAGATAAGCAAATCACCCTTCAAATTGATCCTGATCCTCAATACAAACTGCCATTGGAAAAATCTTCTATAAAGAACTGTTTTGAAAAAATCTACAAGAAACCCCTTGTAGAAGTGATTGACAACGAACATCTTGCTCCAATAGAAGAGCTTAATACCCTTTTGGGATATGTTCAAGCAAAATTTGAAGCTTTGAAAAAAGAACAAGCAGAAAAAAATAGAGAAGAAAAGATGAGTCAAACCGACGATCTCTTGGGAGTCATGAAAGAAGGGTTTGGTGAATTAGAGGTTGGTACTCCAACCCAAAAAGCCGATACAAATAATATAATTTCAGATGAAGAAGTCCCATTTTAAGGAGAAATAAATGAAGTTAAAATCAGAAAAATCTTCAGGTGGAATAGATCGATTTAACATGTTTGATAAAGGATTTGAAGATGAAGATCATTTGTTGATCGACTCTTTTGAATTTTTTAACACAGGAATTAATTCTCTAGACAGAGTATTAGGTGGGCCGGGGGGTGGAATAGCTATAGGATCAGTTTGTGAATTGTTTGGTCCTACGGGTTTTGGTAAATCCACTCTCACTGCAATGACTTGTTTTCAAGCTCTGGAAAAGGGCTATCCGGTTTTTTATTATGAAACAGAGGGTGCTTGGACCAATGCCAGACTAAAAATGATTGGAATTGATAAAGAAGGTAAACACAAAGGCTTATTCCGTTGGGGTGGAATGCCAGACTCCATAGAATATTTTTTCGAACACATCATACAAAACATTATTAATCCATATATTGAAAATCAAATTGATTCTCCTTATATCATTGTCCTAGACTCCTTAGCACAAGTTGGAACAAACAGAGAACTAGAGATAACCGCTGAGGGTGGATACGATAAAGACATGGGTTTCAAGGCAAAAGTGGTCGGAGTTGGCATAAGAAAAATCAGCAAAATGCTTCATCAAACAAGAGGAACATTGATTGTTGTAAACCAGCTTAGAGAAAACACCAATCAGGCTAACCCTTATGGTCCCAAAACTTTTACTCCCGGTGGAAATGCAGTAAAGTTTGCATCCATCCAAAGAATAGAGATCAAACCCCTTGGACAACCTTTTTTAATTGGTGATATAAAATATATAAAAATTGGGGCTACAACTAAAAAGAATAAGGCTTATACACCATATCTAGAAACTACTCTTATGTTTAACGTCAACACTGGTTTGTTTGATATTCCGATGACTTATTTCGAAGCATTAAAGGAAGAAGAAAGAATTGTTTCCAGTGGTCCTATTTGGAAATTAAATCTAAACACAGACCTAAATGATGATACAAACATTATCAAATTTTCAAAAAAAGATTGGGAAGAAACATATGAACAAAATAAGCAAAGGATATATGAAGTTACTTCATAGCCATCAATATGACAAAGATGTATTTCAATAATGAAGAAATAGAAAAGCAGATTATAATTTACCAAAAAACTAAAGATCCACAAATTATTGAAGAACTCGCTCCAGTGTTCAATAAACTTATAACAGGAGTAATAGGCAGGTATAAACTGCTAAGAAGAAATTATATAAATAATGATATCTCTCAAGAGGCTTGGCTAGGCATAATGGAGGTTATAAACAAATGGGAAAAAAATAAAGGAGATGCTTTCTCATACTTTACCGCAGTTATAAGAAACAAAATCTTCTGGTTTCTGAAAAATCAATATAAAGACACTTCTTATAATTCAGAAGATCCTGTTCAGGTAGATATAGAAATGCAAATAACAGATTACAACCCAAATATTTCTGAAAAAAGAATTTCTTCCAGAGATAAGATAGACCCAAACTATGAAAGCTGCTCTATCACAGATTACATAAAAAAATTAGATATTTATAAGTTAAAATTAGGATACGACGATCAATGCAGAGAAGCCCTTGAAATTATAAAAGGAAGACTTCTTTCTGAAGACAACATCGAAAATGAAGAGTTAATTATTGAAATTCAAAGAGAAACTCAGATACCCAAAAAGAAAATTAGATTGGTTCTAACAGCTATATATTCCGACTTTATGGGAGAATAACATGAACAACGAGAACGAAGCCATTGAACTTCTCATAAGAATTGCAGTAGACGGACACAAAGAAGGTCCAGATTCTATAGTTGATACTGATTGGGTAATCCCTATGGAATTAAAGTGGGACATAGAAAAATTCTTAGAAACGGTGGACAATGAGTGATATTTTAGTTTGTGATGGTTCTAACCTATTTGTTAGAGCCTTCTATTCTCCCACAGACACAACGTTGCAAAATTCAAGAGGACAGGATAGCACTGCCATATATACTTTTTTGGGTCAATTCAGAAAGCTGATCACTAGAGAAACTCCACAAGAATGCTATATAATTTTCGACTTCGGCAGAGATATTCGTAAAAAGGCACTCTACAAGGGCTACAAGGCCCATAGAGACATTGATATGAGTGCTTTGGCAGGTTATGACCTTACTTTGAAGATGAATGAAGTAGAATCAAGGAAACGCCAAATGAACGTAGTCATAGAACTATTGAGAACCTTACCAGTAAAAATTATCATAGTAAAACAAATAGAGGGTGACAGCCTTATGGCCTACACCTCTAGGCACTTTCTTGATAAAGGAAAAACTGTTACTATTGTATCAAATGATCAAGACTTTTATCAACTCTTAAACAATGAAAACCTTAAAATTTATAATCCTCATAAAAAAACATATATAGATAAAGATAATGTTGAAGCCATCTTTCCAAAAGAAGAACCGGGGATTATACCATTAAGATCATATAGACTTTTCAAAGCCATTACAGGAGATAAATCGGATAATATCAAAGGAATTCCACAATTCAAAGAGAAAAAAATAAAGGAATTATTTGATTTAATAAAAGTTTCTGGAACAGAACTACCAACTACGGTAGATGAGCTATACCATTGTTTTTCAAACATTTTATCTACTCAAAAATTTTGGAAATATTTTTCAACACAAAGAGACTATATCAACAATAATTGGAAGCTTATTGACTTAATAGACTTAGATTTCTCTCCTCAAACATTAAGTATAGTATTCAAAGCCATTGAAATGCATACAAAATACAATAAAATAGATTTTCTACAAATTTTAATACAAGAAAACATAAGTACCATAAGCCCTAAGGTTGATTCTTTTGTTCAACCATTTAAGGAATTTTTATTACCGAAAGGACCACAATGAAGGTTTTATCATATGGTGACTTGCATGCTGCCAATGTTTATAATTATAATGTCAAAAGAATAAAGTTCAACAAGAACGAATATTCTAGAATAGATGAATTGAGTTCAACTTTAGACTGGCTTGCAGACACTGCTAAAACTGAAGGCTGCATGATGAGCGTCAATACAGGAGACACTTTTCATCAGGCACTAAAATTTTACACTGAAAGGTTTAATACCGTTATCAATGGCATTACCAACATCAATCAAAACACTATATCAAAAACAGGATTCATTCTTGAAGGGAATCATGATAAATCAGATGATATATCAGCAATTGATATCTTCGAAAGCATTAAAGGATTAAACCTTGTAAAAGGCAGAGTTAGGGTGTCACCGGCATCTACTGAATGTAATGCTATTTTTATCTTTGTACCCTTCATAAGAAGTGTAGAAGTTACAAAAGATATCTTTAACAAGCTTTATGAGAGATATGCACAAAACAAGATGAACCTCTACCTATTCTGCCATCTAGAAATAAAAGAAGCATACGATAAAAAGATTATTTCCAAATATCAAGATGATCAACTATGTTCTTACGATGATCTTCACCTAGAAATCTATAAAGGTGTATTTTCTGGACATATACACACAAAAAGAGATATTAGAAACAACTTTCACTATATAGGCTCCGTTCTTAACTTTAACTTTGGAGATATAATTAAAAGAAGAGGCGCAACCGTTATAGATATAGACGCAGAAGGGTATTCCCTCAAGTTTGTAGAGAATCCATTCTGCCCTATTTTTTCCAAAATAACTTTTGAAAAAACAGAAGAAACTAATGAAAAAATGAAACAAATAGAAAATGAACTTCAAAAGTTTCCATTTACTAATGTTTATGCTAGAATATATAGTATAAACAAAGACAAAGAAAAAGTAGAAGAATTTATAAAATCATCTCTGCACCTTCTAACTGCATTTGAAACAATAGAAGTGGAATCAGAGGAAGAAATTCGACAAATGGAAGAAGCATCGAACAAGATAGAAAACATAGATATTTTTGATAGAATTGTTCAATATGGAAGAAAAATCCTTATTTCTCAAGGTAAGGATGAAGCTGAAGTAGAAAAATATATTTCCAGATTCAAATTCTTGTGTAACTTAAACTAATTTAAGAAGACAATTATGAGCATAAAACTAGGATATATAGTAATAGAAAATTATAATTCATACCTTGGTAAACACAAGATTTCCTTTAAGGAAAAACAGGGAAACCTTGTAATAATTATGGGAGTAAATGAAATTGATGGATCTTCTAATGGAGCCGGTAAATCTTCAATTGTGGATGCTTTAGTTATGGCTTGTTTTGGCAAATCTCTAAACAGAGAACTTAATCTTGAAGATTTTATCTGTAACAAATCTGATGATCCAATGCGTTTAGAGTTTGGGTTTGAAGATTCTGCAGATGGAGTAGTTGCTCATAACTATGTCATTGAAAGAATCAGAGGAAAGGCTGCAAATTCTGCTAAATGTAATCTCTATGAGGATGGTCTTTTAATCTCCGACAATTGGACAAATACAGAAACACAAAACCAAATAGACAAGATACTTGGAATAGACTATAATATGTTCACGAATACGAACGTACTAAATCCAGAACTATTTCGCTTTGTAAAAGGTAATAATACTCAAAAATTGGACATTCTGGAAAGAACTCTAAATCTAAATATTATTGCAAAAATTTACAAAACCTTAAACGATAGAACAATAGAAGATCAAGAGGTTCATAGTAAAGTTGATACTGAGCTTTATGCTCTTAATACTTCCTATACAAACCTAAAGAAACAAAGTGAAAACGTAAATGATCATATTCAAGAAAGCATTAATACTATTGTTTCAAACAATGAAAAACTTCAAGAACAGATAAACGAATTAGAACTATCACATCAAAAAGCCCTTGAAGAAAAAGAAACAGTACTTCAGCCAATTGTTGATAAAATTACATCTAGGCTGACTACCTTAAAAGAAGAAAAAATTAGACTTGAACAAAGTATTGCAGAAAGCAAGAAAATCTTAAAGTACTATGAAGATAACGAAAAGTGCTATGCATGTAAGCAAGATCTTCCCGATAGAGAATCAATAATTATAACCGAAAAAAACAACTTGAAATGTTTCTCTTCAGAAAAAGAAACTACCATAGCACAAGAAAAAGAACTGAATGCAAAACCAGAATTAAAAACCTTTGCTGATTTGGTTGAAAACATAAGCAATATAGGAACTAAAATTAGAGAAAAAAAATATAACATAGAACAAAACAATAAAAACATTGAAAAATTTCAAAAAATTACCACCACTTCAGATGCTGGCATGGTAGAAAAAGTCAAAGAAACTATAGAACTAACAACAAAAGAATGGAATACTACAAAGAAACTTTTTGAAACAACAGGATTCTGGAAAGATCTTTTAATGCCAAAATCTCAAACAAGAATGGCATTAGCAGGAGACTTGCTCAAAATTCTTAATACTTATATACAAAAATATGTAAAGAACTTTTATAGTAAAGACTTTCGGTTCAATTTCATTGTAAAAGACAATAATATCGAAGAGCTAATAGTAAAAAACGGGAAAAAGATGAAATATAGTCAACTATCCTCTGGTGAAAGACAAAAGGTTGATATTGTTATTGTTATATCTCTACTTGATATTGCTATGAGCTATTTCAAAAACAATAAGCTTAAATTTCTCATTATTGATGAGGCTTTAGATCATCTAGATCCTGTTTGGGGTAGATATGTGGTAGAATTTATCAAGCAATATGCAATTTCTATGAACATGATGTGTTTACTTATCTCTCATCATGGTATAATTGATGAAATGAATTATATCTTCGATAACAAAATCGTCGTTTCGAAAGGTATAGATGACTCATCACACATCAAAAATTAAGTTTGTTAACGTGGAATCCGTTATCTCTGAGATTTCCAAGAGATTCCCTGTTGATCCCATACATAGAGAAAAGGGACACATAATGATAAGGTGTCCCTCTTGTCCTGATAGAAAATATCATCTTGGCTTAAGCTTCACAAAGAATCTATATAGTTGTTTTCGTTGCCCATTCAGAGGATTTTTAACCGAATTTTTGAAATCTAATGGAATCAAGTTTAGAACAGAAAACCAAGTGGAAACATCAGAGATTACGTCTGAAGCCTTAAAAATTAAATTTCCTGAAAATATACATCAAGATCATGATATAATCAAAGAAGCAGAAAAATACTTGAAAGACAGGGGTTTTGATTTAGAGTTTTTGAAGAATTTCAACTATTGGCCTATAACTAACAAAACCGATTTTTATTATGGATTTCTTATTTTCTACATCAACGATTATGCTTTTTATGCTAGAAGATTTTTACCCTTTATCGGAAACTGGAATTTTGAAGGTCAAAAACATATAATTAGAAAATCAGATAAAGAAATGAAATTATTCTTTGCCTATGAAAAAAACAACAGCAATACAATTTTAGTAGTAGAATCTATGTTTAACCTCATGAAAGCTGCTCAGTTTGGATATGATGCAGTTTGTATTTTTGGGAAAAAAAAGTGGGCAGGATTAGCAGCATATTTAGATAGCAAATCTGTTAATCATGAAGTTTGCCTGTGTTTTGACAAAGATGTGAAACTAGAAGACATAGAAGATTTCATAACAAGAATAAAGACAAAAATGCCAACTGAAATAACATATGTTGACCCAAAAGACATGCCTTGCAACGATATAGCAGAGATTAAAGACAAAGGAACCCTCATCAAAACGGTAAACAAGAGAAAAAACATAAATAGCCTTTTTCTAAACACATTCAATCTAGAGGAGATAATGCAATGAACAAAGCACAATTAGAACTTCAAATACAGCAGCAAACTCAACAAGATTTATCAAATCTTAAGCATGACGTTGGACAACTTATTAACGCATATGCTTTAATCGATTCTAACATGAGAAAATCATATTCTATGATGGTTGCTGAACAGAACAAACTTGCTATAAGAGTCAATTTCTTGATTGATCAAGCAATTAAATCTCATGGAAACAAAGAAGAGTTCGAACAAATATTCAAAGAATATGAAAAAGAACAAACTGGAAAAATGCAAGAAGAAATTGTTAAAATAATAAAAGCACAAGAAGAAGACGCTGCAAAAAAAGCTAAGGAGGATGGTTCCAATGGAACAGGATCTCCAATCATACAAGGATGATCTTCTTAGTGAATTTGGTATTGAAATTAGTGATAGAAAACCAAAGCCATTAATGTTTTTCAAAGATTCCACTTACATAGAAGAAGAGAATGGAGACTCAAATGGTTAAGAAAAACCCAAAATCAGCAAACGACTTCAGTTCTGATATTTTTATTGAAAAGTATGCCATGAAAGAAGTTGGAGAAGATAGAAAAACCGTTAAAACAATTGAAACCGATGTAAAACAGGCTTTCATTAGAAATTCAAAAGCCTTAGCAGAAAAATATTATACCAACCTATCCTCAGGAGCAAAACCAACAGAAGACGCTATAAAAAACATAGAAGAAGAATTCCTATCCTGCTTTCTAGAGAGAAGAGGCATTTTAGCAGGTAGAGCACTTATTGCTCTAGGAAACACAATGGCAAACCTTACTGCAATGAATTGTTTTGTGGTTCCAGTAGATGACTCAATCGATGGTATTCTAGGTGAAAACTTTTTATCAGCCTCAAAGATTCAACAGGCAGGTGGAGGATTTGGAGCCAACTTCTCTAACATTAGACCCTTCGGTGCACCGGTAAAGGGAGTAACCTCTACAGCTTCTGGTCCTGTTTCTTTTATGAACACATGGGACAGTATGATTGCAACCATGAGATCAGCAGGACAAAGAAGAGGGGCTGGAATGGCTATTCTAGACATAGATCATCCAGATGTTTTAGAGTTCATTACAGCAAAACAAAACAGTAAATTAACAAATTTTAACGTTTCTGTAGCTGTTACAAACGAGTTTGTTGAAGCCCTAAAAACTGATAAAGAATATGAACTCAAACACAACGGAAGATCCTATGGAAAGCTTAAGGCAAGTCTGGTATTCGATAAAATAGTAGAAAATGCTTATAATTATAACGAACCCGGATTTTACTTCAAAGATAAAACAAATGAATGGAGTAATGGATGGTATTATCAAAAACTTAATTCAACCAATCCATGCGGAGAAATTCCGCTACCCTCTTGGGGTTGTTGTGATCTAGGAATGGTCATCCTTCCAACTTTTGTTATAGCACCGTTTGAAAGCAAAGAAATTGATTATACCTCTCTCCAAGCAACCGTTAAAACTTTAGTTAGAATGCTAGATACGGTTTTAGACACTACCTATTATCCAGTAGAGCAGACTAAAAAGGTTGCTATGCAGGATAGAAGACTTGGTTTGGGCATTACTGGTTTGGCAGATATGCTAGCAATGCTAAAAATAAAATATGATTCAGATGAAGCTATAGCTGTTGTAGATTCCATCATGAGAACCATTAGAGATGCTGCTTATGAAACTTCAATAGAACTAGCAAAACTAAAAGGTCCATTCCCAAAATATAATAAGGAGAAATTTCTACAAGGAAAGTTTATTCAATCTCTTCCAGAACATCTACAAAAAGATATAGAAAAATATGGGATGAGAAACGTTTGTGTAATGACATGTCAACCTGCAGGAACAATTTCATTGCTTTTGAATAATGTTTCTTCGGGAATTGAACCTATTTTTTCCTTAAAAATGAAGAGAAGAATGAGAGATGAAAGAGGAGACTTAACCAGAACCGTAGAGCTTTATGATCATGCATACAAAAGCTATAAAGATCGTGGGTTTGATAAAATTTATGGAGAAAAGCCAGATTTCTTCCAAACTACAAAAAGCGTTACCCTTGAAGGTCATTACAAAATGCAAAACAAGATTCAACAATATGTAGATAACAGCATTTCTAAAACCATCAACTTCCCGGAAGATACAGATTTTGATTCATTCAAAAAGTTCATGTATAATGTTGTTACTTCAAACAACTATGTTAAAGGAATGACCACTTTTAGAGATGGGACCATTGCCTCTATTCTTACCGATGAGGATGAAAGACCAGAGCTAAGAGAAGATCAATATAGAAAGAGAAGCTTCACTTATCAGATTAAAAGAACCTCTGGCTTACCTTCTGTTCACGTTCACGTTACTTATGTAAAAAACTATATTGCTCAAGTATTCGTAGACACCAGAGACATAGATTTCTACAAACAAATGTTACCATATTTCAGGCTTCTTTCTATTATGTTTGAAAGAGAAAAGAATCTTGAACAAATTCTTGAAATCCTACAAGAACTTGAAGATATGGATTATGTTGAAATGGAAGAACAGTTTTCATATAAGGGAAAACCTTACAATAATTTCCTAGCAGCAGTAAAGGAATGCATTTGGGACTGTCTCATTGAACTTGGGCTTATCAAAGATGAAGCAGACGAAGAAACAGAAGACTATAAAGATGCCTCTTGTCCAAAGGGAATATGCGAACTATAAAAAGGGGAGAATAAAATGTTAAAAGTATTGATTAAAAAAGATTGTATGGGCAACTTAGGATTCTCTATTTTTACTTATGGAAACAGATACAATGAACAGTGGATTTTTGCTCCTGCTGAAAAAATGACCCTCCCTGAAGGGGGAATGGCAAAAGAACCCACCTTTTCAGTTCCAAACATTTCAGCAAGTGAGTTTATGCTTGCTCTTAAAGAGGCCATTAGAGAGTTTGAAGGAAATACACCAGATTTTGCTCAAGGCGAACTAAAAGCTACTAAATATCACCTTGAGGATATGAGAAGAGTAGTGTTTAAGGAAAATCCATTAGCAGGTTACTCCTTGGGGTGCTGCGGAGATAAAAATGAGTGATAAATGGGATATAAGGTTTCTTAGATTAGCAGAATTAATATCTAGTTGGTCAAAAGATCCATCTACAAAAACAGGGTGCGTTATCGTTAGACCAGATAGAACTATAGCATCTGTTGGATTTAACGGATTTCCAAGAAGAATCAAAGACACGCCTGAATTACTAAACAACAGAGAAGAAAAATACAAAAGAGTAATTCACTGTGAACTTAACGCAATTTTGTCATCAAGAGAGCGTCTGGATGGGTATACTTTATACAACTATCCCGGTCAATCTTGTTCTAGGTGTGCTGTCCATGTTATACAAGCAGGGATCATAAAAGTAGTGGCTCCTAGCAATGAAAGCGATTTCACCAGAAGATGGAAACATGAAACTCAACTTGCTGAAGAATTATTTAGAGAGGCAGGAATTGAACTGATATATGAATATATGTAGACATAACCGAATAACTGTGATACAATAGTCTTATACTTGAAAAAAGGAGAATTGCATGCTAAATATTATAGAAGGTGCAAATTTCGTAGGAAAAACAAGCACTTTGATTGAGTTAAAAAAGAAAAAGCCTTCCTCAATCTTTGTTTACCATCCAAGGTTCAATGATGCTCAGTTTTATGATTACTCCTATAATATTAAAGAAGTCTTAGTTCTACCTACTCCTAAAGTGGTAAAGGTTCCAATGATGATTCCTAGAGACATTGTTTATCAAATTTCTCATGTTGTATGTCTCAAATATCTAGAAAGTTTTAAGGACAAGAACATCATTTTAGATAGAGTTTTTCTTTCAGAAATGGTATATAATGATCTATATAATATGGAGCTTTATGGAGAACTGGTAGAGATTCTAAAGAAAGATTTTGAATACAAGATCTATTTTCTTACTTGCGATGATGAAGAGCAGCTTAAGCTTAGAATCAAATCTAGACTTGAACAAGATAAGACAAAGAAGGGATTTGGAGTAAGAGTTGGAAATACTGTTGATCCTGAAACAGTTGAAGAAAAATTCAATGTTCAGAAACTTCTTACTCAAAGATATCTAAACATCATGGAGTTTTATAAGTTAAACTATTACACCATAGATACGTCCTATATTCCTCAAAAAGATGTAGCTAAACTAATTTTAGACGATATAAAGGAAGAGAACAATGGATGAAGAATTTTACGATCAAAAAGATGGTAAAAACAGATGCCATATCTGCGGTGAAGTTTTTCCAATAAATTTCCTTATTTTTGACCATGAACAAAATTGTATTAGAGAAAAACAAGAAAAAGAAAAACTTCAATTGACAAACTCTTATCTTAAAGAAAAGGATTTCGGGGAAAGAGAATAAATGGGAAATCCAAATTATGACAATTGCATTCTTGGTGCTGGTATAGCAGGTTTAATAGCCTTCTATTATTTAACCGAAACAACAAAAACCAGAAATGTATTAATTACAAAAAGTCTTGAAAGTGAAGCCAATACAAGATTTCAGCTTGGTCCTAGATTCTTAAAATATAGTAGAGACACAGAAGCCCTGCTTAAAAGATTAGGACTTTCTACAGCAACAAGGGAAATCTTTGTAGGCTGGAAACGTAATGGAGAGATTAGAAATTGTCCAGACTTACATCTTGGTCCGGTAGATTCTCCTAGTTTTACAGCTTTTCAAATAACCCAAACAGAACTCGCAAAGGTGCTTTTGGAAAAATGTGTAACAACAGGCGTTATAATAGATGATATTACATCTATAAATTATAAGAAGATAACTACTAAAAAAAACATATACTTTGCTAATCATATAATATCCACTATCCCATTAAATTTATTGACCGGCTTGTTATCCAACTCCTCAATGGCTATAAAAATTTCAGTTAAGAAAGATGACTGGTATTTCTTTTTGGTGGATGAAAAAGAAAAAGACTCCTTTGATTATATTTATGGTTCACCAACTGATCCTTGGTACAGAAAAACGTACATATCAGAAACAAGCCAATGGGTATATGAAACCAATAAAGTAGAACCTTTTGTAGCCATATTTCAAGAGTGGATTATAGGAAAAGGAATTAAGATTTCTCTTGACCAGAACGCAAACCTAAATATTAAAGAACTAGGAACAAACATTAATCTTGTTGGAAGATATGGTCAGATGAACCACAACATAAGAACAGAAGATGTAATCCATTGGGCGCATAACTACACAAGAAAATTCAAGAAAAAGGATTAAGCATGTTTGATAAACCGTTTATAAATTTTCACTGTCATAATGAGTTTTCCATTAGAGATGGTATTGGAACTGCAGATGAACATGTTCAATGGGCTGTTGATCATGGTGTTCCTGCTTGCTCCTTAACTAATCATGGAAATATTTCTGTTTTCTTTAGACAGTATGAGGCTTGTAAAAAGGCTGGAATAAAGCCTATTTTTGGGGCAGAACTCTATATTATAAACGATAGAGCAGCCGTTATTCCTTGGATTGGTTCAAGGGAAGAGGGAGCAGTTGAAAAAAGAAGAGAGGCTACTACTCCTAGATCCCATATTTTAGTTATAGCAAAGAACTATACAGGGCTTAAAAACCTTTTTAAGATCACTTCTCAGGCTTACATAGAATCCTTCTTCAGATTCCCTTTAATCGATTTTAAGCTACTTTCTGAGAACAAGGAGGGCATTGTAGTATCTACTGCATGTTGCGGTGGAGAACTGGCTAAAATGGCCTCAGATGGAAAATTCCAAGAAGCTGATGAATTTATAAAAAAGTACAAGAATGAATTTAGAGATGATTTTTATATAGAGCTAATGTCAATTGATTACCCTCATCAGTGGGAGGTTAATTGTCTTCTTTATGAGCTTGCATTAAAACACAATATTAAACCAATATTAACTACAGATGCTCACTACCTTTATCCCGAAGATCAAAAGGTTCATGAAGCCATGCTTCTCCTTCAATCCAAAAAAACCTACAAAATAGAAGATCACGAAGAAGCAGAAGAACTTACCGAAGAAAACGTCCTTGAAAGCGAAAACGAAAAGCTTTGGGAGTTTACAGTAAAAGATCTTTATTTGAAGACCCTTGACCATATTGTAGATGACTATAATAAAGGAAAAATATTTGGTCAAGAGGTAAGACTTGACGCGCTTCCAATGATGTTAAAAAACAATTGGGAACTTTATGAAAAGATAGAGAATTTTGACATTGATACCACAGTAAAAATTCCTAAACTTTATGAAGATGAAGAAAAAGTCTTGTTCGAAAAAATGGAAAAAGGATACCATGAAAAAATTGGAGTTGAAAACGATGAAGATCATGTCTATTGGGATAGACTAAAAAGCGAATATGAAGCCGTTGTAAAGATGGGATTTGTAAGCTATTTTCTTATTCTAGAAGACCTTATGTCATGGGTTCATAAAACCTTTGGTAGAGAAACTGTTGGAGTTGGCAGAGGAAGCGCAGGAGGGAGTCTTATTAATTATTGTATAGATATTACAGACATAGATCCAATAAAACATCATTTGCTTTTTGAAAGGTTTATTGATATAGGCAGAAAAGACCTGCCTGATGTTGATATGGACTTCGAACCAAGAATCAGAGAAAACGTAAAACAATATCTTATTGATAAGTATGGTGCTGATAAGGTTGTTTCTATTGGCAATTATCAAATGTCAAAGGTTAAAGGTGCAATTAAAGACGCATCAAGGATTTATAACGTTGACTTTGTAGAAGTCAACAGAGTAACTAACGCAATTCCAGATACAGACTATATAGATGGAGACAAAGAGTTTATAGACCATCTTACATATGAACAACTTACTGAAAAATATGATGATTTAAGAAATTTCTTCAAAAAATATCCAGACGTTGACCGGCTATTCAAGCGTCTAAGAAACTCTATTAGATCCATAGGGAAGCATGCTGCAGGAGTTGTAGTATCCTCTGTTCCGTTAAACAATTGGCTTCCTTTGATGAGATCAAAAGACCATATCATTACCTGCAACACTGAAGGTGGAGACTACCATGAATTAACTGGTCAAGGATTTGTTAAATTCGATATCCTAGGACTAAACAATCTTCAAGTTGTAAATGATGCCTGTAAACTTGTAAAAGAAAGACATGGGAAAGAGGTCAATTGGGATCATATAGATATTAACGCTAAAGAAGCCTATTATCTTGCCAGAACAGGAGACACCTTAGGAGTATTTCAGTTTGAGTCTCACCTTGCTACAAGTACAGCAATAGCAGTAAGGCCAGACTGTTTTGACGATTTATCAGCTATTAACAGCATCATACGTCCGGGTCCATTAAATATGCAAATGGATAAACAATTCGCCATTAGAAAAAGAACAGGAAAATATGAAATTCATCCAAGCTATGCCCATATCCTGAAAGACACTTATGGTGTATTGGTATATCAAGAGCAATTTATGAGATGCTTTTCTGAGCTTGGAGAATTTGACGTAACAGAAGTAAATAAAGCAAGAAAAGACATTTCAAAAAAAGAAAGCAGCAAAGAAGCTGAAGATAAAAGATTTGAAAGAATCAGATCATGGAAAGAAAAGTTTGTTACCAATGCTTCAAAAAAGATGCCAGAAAAAACTGCTATTGAACTTTGGGATTTAATTGAGTCCTTCGGTAAATACGGATTTAACAAATCTCATTCAGATGCTTATACTTATACCTCTTTTAGAGAACTATGGCTAAAAGCTCATTTTGGAATTGAATTTTATTGCGCTTTATTGAATAATACTAAGAAATCGAAAGAAGACAAATATGGAGTTTCTACTTTGGCTAAATACATTTCTCATATTAATACTAACCCTGTATACTTTGAAGATGGAAACGAGCTTAAGAAAAGAGATAAAACTGCTGTTCTTCATGTCGATATTAATAAATCAGAAATTGCATTTAACATTAGTGAAGAGGGAATCAGATTCGGATTGGGCTTCGTTAAAGGAATCTCAGACGATGCTGCTAGAAGCATTACAGATCTTAGACCTTTCGAAAACATCGATTCCATCATTAATTCAGATAATAAATGGATCAAGAACAAACGAACCATAATTGCTCTTATAAAATCTGGAGCATTAGATAGCATTGCCAATGGAACATCTAGAAGTGATATGTATAATCATCTTTTGCAAAAAAGGAAATATAAGGAAGATCCTGCAAATTGGAACTTATCTGAAACAATAGAAAACGAAATAGAATATACAAACGTAAGCTTCACTGAAATTGATTATTTTATTAGACTTAAAAATGCCATTAAAACCAAATTTGGAGAAAAAGTACCCCTAAAAGCTCTTGAAGAATACGGAGAATTAAGAAATGATGGCTATCTTCCCTGCTTGTTTAGAATTACTGCAGTTGAAAAGAAGAAGACAAAAAACAATAAAAAGTATTATGTTTTAACAATTTCTGATGGGGTATCTAGTCTAGGAAGGGTTTACTATTGGCCCTATAACGAAAAAGATCCTGTTGCCTGTGATCATGCAAAAATATCAGAAAATGCTTATTACGGAACAATAACCAAAAAGAACAACTATTATAATGTAGAAAACATAAAGTTTGTAAGGGCCATCTCATCATAAAGGAAAAATCATGAAGGTTACAGTAGTATGCGAAGAACCCAAAAAACCGGGGAGCATGAAAAAATTATACAGCATCTTTCAGGGATTAAAGAAAGCACATCCTTCTTTGGATGCCAGATTAAGAGTAATAACAGATATAGACAAACAAATTAAGGGCAATCCACCAAAAAATGGTGAATGCCTTATTATTTTTGGAGCCAAACTATACAACTATTACTTAAACGACATTAATGAGTTCGACAAGCTAACTGGTGGAACCAAAAAAAGGGATGTACACAAATTCTCTTATTTCATCAAAGCAAAGGGAGAATACTATTTCCTTGCTTGTATGCCCCCAATAGATCTTGCCATGTCTAAACCAGAAACACATTTAGCATTTGAATCGTGTATAAGCACCCTGACAACTACAACTGAAAATTTCAGGTCAGACTTAAGATCTATTTTCTTAAACAAAAGTAAGCCAGCCAGAGCAAATTGGAACATAGATGTTATTGAAAATGGACTTTCTGCTAAGTCTTATATTCACTTGGCTTATGCTGATTCAGAGAAATACATGCAAAGCCTCATGGATCTTCCTGATTGGCACAATGTAGCAATAGACATAGAAACCACTGGACTTCAACTATGGGATTTAATCAATTATGGAATAATGATAATAGCATTTAGTACAGAGGATAATGTTGGTCACTCTGTTAATCTTGGACTTCCGGGATTAATGGGATGCCTAACGCCAGAACAAAAAATAAAGCTTCTAAAAATTGTTGAAACGTACATCTTCGACAAACCAAAAATTTTTGAGGCTTGGAATGCTCCATTTGATGCGTTTGGGCTTTGTAATTTTTTTAAGAGATCCTATAGAGATTTTAAGAAAAACAATATAATCATAGACGGAATGCAACTTCTACACGCATATTCAGAAAATAGAAAAATAGAAGGATATAACGCAAAAGCAGCCCTGAGAGATTTCCAGAATTATGCTCAATATTCTTACTTAACTCAATATTTGGATTATTTGAAAAATTGGCATAAGTATACAGTTGAACAGATACTAGAAGCTGCAACAAATAGCATGAAATATGCTGCCGATGATGCTGCAGGAGAAAAGGCTTTAGTCACCATGTTCCTTAGAGAACTGGATAACGATGAAATATTAAAGCCTCTAAAAGATTTTGTTCTTCCAGAAATTATGAACGTTAAAATGGAAAACGAATATAGTGGCATTAAAGTAGACGTTGAAAATATGGTTAAAGGCTCCGTTGGATATGCTGGTTGGGAAACAGATAACATTGTAAAGCCCATAGTAGCAGCCTGTGCAGAAGCCACAGATGGTAGGCTCCATCCTGACATGCTCTTATTCTCTGACGTTAGGGGAAGACTCACCTATAAAAAGCCTACATTAAATCAGTTAAAGGTAGGAACTAATCTCTCTGAACATTTTCTGGCAGATGAAAACTGTTCTCTTGTTTATATAGATATTAGTTCTGCAGACGTAAGAAGTGCAGCATTGCTTTCTCAGGACAAGAATCTAGTAAACGATTTAAGTAGCGAAAAGGATTTATATTCTGAACTTGGAAAGGAAATATTCAAACGCGAAGTAACCGAAAAAGAAAGAGAACTTTCTAAAACCTTTGTTCTCAGCATGCTGAATTTAGCAGGAACTAATACTATGGCAGAACAATTAGAAGTTTCCACTAAAACCGTAGAAGATTTCAAAGAAACTTTCTATAAAAGATACCCAAACTTGCTTGAAATGAAGAACAAAACAAGAGATTTTCTTAGAAATAATGGTTATGTATTCAGTGCTTCCTTTAGAAAAAGAAGGTTCTCTGAAGATGATTTAGGAGCCACTTTCTTCTGGAAAAGTTTTTTAAGTGCTCATAATTTTATTTATGCCGCTTTAACTTCGGATATGATGATGATGAACTGTTCTCAATTTTTGAAAGAGACTGAAGAATACAACGTTAAACAATGCTATTTGAACTCTGATGCTGCAGTATTTAATGTTCCAGATGAACACTTAGAAGCAGTAAAGCTTGCATTTGAAAGATTCGGCAAAGTTCCAGTACCAGTTCAATCAGGAACTTTGTGGTTCAATAAGCTTATTATGAAAAACGAAAAACCAAACGAGCTATTTATTCCCTTCATGAAGTATAAGCTGATGATTGGAAAGAATCTTAAAAATATGGAGAAGTGGTAGTGGCAACATATACCTTCAAGTGTCCCAAATGCTCTATACCTGTAGAATATGATATGTCTATGGGTAATTCAGCTAAAATGAAAGATGCACAAATATGTAGATGCCCTGAATGTAAAACTGTGATAACATATAATGATATAGACTTAACACTAAGAAAGAAAGGAAAACCACAAAAATGCCTCTTTACTTATTTAAGTGCCAAAAATGTGGAAAAGACACAGAAATAAACATAAGTTTTGGCGAAATGAACAAAATGGGAGAGATGGATTGTGTTGGTACATGTAATACTAAAAGATGTAAGTGTGAACTGTTTAAGGTTCATCAACAGATAAACTTCGTAGGGGGAATAAACATGAATTCCAGTGCTGTTGGAGTAGCCAAAAGAAAGTATTCGAACAAGGAAGGTGGTCCAAGACCGTTTGTAGATGGAAAACTTAAACCAGATATGAAACCAAATTGGTAAATGATACTATTAGATAATATAATACATACTATATCTACTTACTCAAATCGATGGGGAGGACCAAGATATAAGACCAAAAGCTTGTTTCAGTTCATGAATCAGCATCTTTCCAACAAGCAAAACAAAGATATAGACACAGGGGAAAAAGTAAATACCATATTGATTTCAGAAGCCTTTTTAGACTCTAACCATACACCACTATACTTAAAATCTTTACAGTGTCACACTAAAGATGTGATAACCTATTTCATAAAAGATGAGCTTGGATTTGAAGCAGAGTTTGCAATAGGAACAAAAATACTAGTTTGGAATAATTCTAAACCTGAATATATAGAAATAGAAAATATTCAAATGGGCATGGAAAGAGTAGTAAACCTTGAATTCAATAAAGATCTTAATGCTAGATTTAACCAACACTACTTGTTTATAAGCTCTGATCAGACACAAGAAGTATTGTGTGAAGGGATTAATTCAAATATATTATTAAAAAAAATTAATGATACAACAGTTAAAAAACAAACTGAATTAAACAAACAAAGAAACATCCAAGAGCTTTGTCTTATCAAAATTGAAGAGGTTAGGTCTATTGATGTAACTATTGGTTTTGAGCCAGAATTTTTACCTTTTAGTTACATGTTAAAAAAAGATAAAACTGTAAACACAACAAAATACTCTAGCAAAATCAACGAGTTGAGAAAAAAGAAATATCTTGACAAAATGAGAAGAAATGTGTATAATATAAGAAAGGATAAGTATAAGGTGAAACTGGAGATGGTTAATGAGAAAAATAGTCATTAAAAAAGGAGAAGAAAAAATTCATATACCATTAGGAATTTTTGTCAACGGTTTCATCATTAGGGTAAAAAATATGGTACAATATAATCAGGTCAATAACCAAAAACCTATTGCATCTAAAAAAGGAGAATAAAATGTCTACAAACAAGCTTACATTTTCAGAGCTTTTTTATCACAAATCATCAGCCTTAAGAGTAGAACTAAATACTTTCAAGGATCAAGCACGTTTTAAGATTGAGGTTATCCCTGCACTTAAAGATACCGCTGGCGTTCCTGTATTAAGTGCTTCAGGAAAGCCCAAGTTTGACTACAAAGCTTCCTTATCAATGCTCTTCAGCACAGTCGAACTTCTCAGAATTAAGAAGATCATTGAAAATATTCTTAATCCTGCTAAAACGGTTCCTGCTGACGGGTATAACCTTGAACATTATTTTGAAGTTGCAAGCACTACAACTCCCGGAACTAAGGAAAAAAAGAAGTCTGTTGCAACTTTTAAGAGATTGGAAAACAACTACAAACCAAAATCTCCTTCGCCTTTTGAGTATAAGTTTGTAGTAGGTCTTTCTCTTTATTCTTCTGCGAAAGGTACAAGTGCCGCCATTGTTTTAACTGAAGATGAATCTTATTGGTTCATGAATATGCTTCCTTTGTTAGTCCTTGAGTTTGTAAGAGAAAATGGTAGAATAGGAAATGATGCTAAACCTGCAGCAGCAGGAGCCTCACCAGCAGCAGGAAGTGCAGTTTCTGGAGGAACAGCAGGACCATCTCCACAGGCTTCTACACCAACACCAGTAGCCACTCCTGCAACAAATGAACCATCAGAACCTGACTTTAAGGATATTCCATTTGATGATGATATTCCTTTTTAACCTCTAACACATCGAAAAAAAGGAGAATACGATGAAAATAAAAATCAAAAACGTATTCGAACCAGAAAAAGAAATAGAAATTAAAAACCTACAAGATGATAAGACTGTTACTTTTCAAGGACAAGAGAGAGAACCAAATATTGTAATTCGTTGTAAAACTAATGATGGATTTCCAGTCTTCATAAACATGTCAAAAACAGCTTGTTTAGCAATATCCTTTCTAAAAGACACAGACAATAGTTAATAATTAATAGTTTACCGGACTCAGAACTGTAAAAGGAATTCAGTCATCATGCCGGGACTTCACTAAGCAAGGCTGAGGTAGCTTAGAATTCTTAGGAGATCATATTGATTACTAAATATATTACCATATCAAATGATATGTTCATTAACCTTCTAAACATTATTGTTGAAACAATTGATGAATTTAATATCTTCATTTTTGAAAGAGTAATGCAATCTGGACTTCTAAACGAGCAGATTCTTTTAGATCCAGTTTTACAAGAACAATTTGTAGAAGTTATTAAAGATCGTCTAGGAAACAAGGATAGATTCTACATTATTGAAAAATATAAAGAATACGTTATATTCGAATACCTAGAAAAAGGCTTTGAAAGACGTAATAATAACGAAGTTAATGAATCTTCTTGCATTACATATCTTAAAGAAAAGCTAGAAAGCTTCTATCTTCTTAAACATGCTCAGGAAATAGTCTCATCTGTAAGAAATGCAGATCAGAACATGAGTTTGGGAATGATAAAAGAAGAAGACTTGAAAACCATTAAGGGTAATATTTTTGGTTTGTTGGATGATTTAACCTTTGAAGCTGATTACGGCGAGATAAAACTTAGTAATATTGATCAGATGGAACGTAACAGATATATTTTCAACAAAGAAAGCATAATTCCCACCTTTTCACCAAAACTTAATTCCTATATTGGCGGTGGAGCTTTTCCTAAAAAACTTCATCTTGTAGCAGCCCCAACAGGAGCCGGTAAATCTGTAATCTTGTGTAAATTAGGAAAACATGGTGTTGATCTAGGAAAAACAGTATACCATTTCACTTTTGAGCTTAACAGGCATGAAACAATGTGTAGATATTGGAGCATTATTTCTGGTATGCCATATCTACAATTGTTTACAGAAACTCCAATTGATAAAATAGAAAAACATATAACTGCATACGTCAGAGAACATGGAGATGGTTTAATTATTAAAGAAAACCCTCCTCACTCAATGACAAAAGACATGATTAGTCTTTATATTAAAAGAAAGATGCTCACTGGAGAGAAGAAGCCAGATCTTATTATCGTTGACTATGCTGATTATATGAAATCTTCTTTGAGATCAAAAAATCAGGAGCAAAGATTAGATCTCAACTTCATTTATATTCAGCTTAGAATATTGGCTTCTGAGTTTTCCTGTCCTGTTTGGACAGCCTCACAACTAAACAGGGAGGGAATTAAGAGAGTGGAATCCAGTAATCAGGATTTAGCAGACTCTGCAGGGAAAGAAAACAATTCAGACTTAATCCTTATCGCAAGACAATCCGAAGAAGAGAAGAAACGTAAAAAACTTAGGCTCTTTATTGGCAAAAACAGAATGGGAGATACTGGTATAGAACTAGTCTACAAAACTAAATATGCTTATATGGACCTAGAAGAAAGCGAAGAAGAGGCATTAACAGATCTGTCAGATATAGATTTTTCTGACCAAAAAGGAATATTAGGATAAAGGAGAATAAAAATGCAAGATGATGTATGGAACCACAAAGAGTTTCATGGATTTCATGTTAATATATCACAAAAAATATCCAAACTTTTCGAAGATTTATGGAATGATAAAAACATTCCAAAAGAATATAAGTTAGAAATTGTAAATCCAGTTTGGAGAGCATATGGTGGAGAAGACACCGAATATGGTCAAATAATAAGACTTCCTTGGTTTAACGTGGCTATACTAAATGGTAGCATTATATCTCTGAATCAACTAGATGATATCCTAGACGCAACCAAAATTGCCAATGAGGAGCTTGCAAAAGTAGTTGATGATATTCGTGAAGAGTTTGAAAAAAATCCTCCAATTGATACTTGTGGTTGTGGTCCAATTATAACATATCATAAAGATGCATCTCAGAAGTTAATTAAGATGGCTAAACCTACTGAAGAGGATTGTAAAAAATGACACAATTAATAAAAAGTGATCTAGTTGAGATCATACAAAGTAATGCACACAGACTCGCCTTCCCTGTAGAATTTCGTGTAGACGATACCCTTGAGCCTGTAGATAAACAAATCTTTTTGGCTGCTTTTAGCCTA